GTCCGTCAAAGTAGTCTGTGAAGAACTTGCTGAACCCGTTGCGCCTCATCGGCGGTATCTCAGTGAAGAGCCTGTTGAAGAACGCGGTAGCAGCGTTAGCGACCATTGCGGTCGCTGACAGTAGCGCCTCGACAAGGCCGACACCGAGGTCAGCAGAGACCTTCGAATCCAGTGCCCACAGCACTGCCTTTTTCGCGTAGGACACCCCGGCAAGCAGTGCATCGGCCAGCGTTTTGCCAAACAGGCTACTGTCCTGCAACCACGGGGGCAGTATCCATGCAAGGGCTTGGCCGAAGCCTTCCTTCAGACCCTTCAGCTGAGCAAAAGCCAGCGTCAACGCTGTCTTCATCCGGAGCGCAAGCTTGATCGCCTCGTAGACTATGAAGCGATGGTCGAACACCCACCACTTGACGCTCTCAATGCCCAGTCGCAACTGGTCACCAAGCAGTGCGCCGCTGATGAAGCCTTTTCTAAAGTACGCACGCGGAAATACAAACTCAAACGCCTTGCTCTTGACATACTGGCCGGCAATTTCGGAGCCCTCTATCACCATGTCACGTGTATACAGGATGAAACGACGTGACAGTGTGTTGAAACCTCGATAGACGTCGTTTGCGCCTTGCAGGAAGTACGTGAATACCTTGCGGACTGGGCTGCCTAGTGCAGTAAGGCTCCCGAAAAGTACCCGGCTGTGCTGTGAGGTTTCTTGCACTGCGCCGCGAATACCCTCTAGCCTACCGCCGAGATCCTCGGCTGGTCGGATGCGGCTGCCGCTGAGCAGAATAAACAGCTCTTTCGTGTTAGCAATCCAACCCTTCACAACGCTGCGGTATAGTGCGGCCTTGCTGATTATTGCCAAGTTGTTTTCATCTAGCGCATTCGCAACACGGAGCAAGCGATTCGCAAATGTGGTTGTGTAGTTGAAAAAGATATTCAGATCGCCAACCAGGTAGCGCACAGACTTTGAGAGTTCTGCGACGGCCTTGTCCGCTGTCAAAATGACACGCCCGAACATCTCGTCAGCCCATTTGGACTGCGAATCGAGGGCATCCATGAGCACGCTTACGGCGATACCCTCTGTCATCGCAAGGTTACGCACCTCGCCGATGGTCATCTTCAGGTGGCGCGCCAGTGCAATCGTAACACCTTTCATCTGCTCAGCCACGGAGTTGTATTCCTGGCCGCGCAAGATCCCAGAGCTGATGCCCTGGTTAAGCTGAATCATCGCGCCCTGGATACCGGCCGCGGTGGAGCCAGAGATAGTAGCCAGCTTGCTCAGCGTGCTGACCAACCGGTTGGCGCGAGAGTCATCGATACCCTCAACAGTCATCTTGATGTTCGTGAGCAGGTTCGCCGATTCGGCAAAATCGCCACGAGTTTCACGAGACAGCTTGTACAACTCTCGCTGCCGTTGAATGACTTTATGTTGATTTTCTGAGATAAACGCCAGCTGTGTATTGATGTTCAGCAGGTCGTCAGCAATCTTATGAAAAGCCTGGAAGCCTTTGAAGCTGGCCGCAGCAATCGCAAGGTTCCGGATACTTTTGGTGACGTGCTGCACAGCTGCAGACGTCTTGCCGGCAGCTGCTGCTGATTTGTCAAATGCCGGGCCAAGCCTTGCGATAGGCTTTTCATTGACACGCCCAAGGCCAGAGGTCAGCTTCTGAAGCGAGTTATTTAGAATATCAATACCACGCGTTGCCTGCGGGGCATTACTCTTTACGTCAATTGCAACCCCACTCATCTGGAGGTCCCCTTCACAATTGTACCAACCGGCACTACGCCGGGTTCAGATAAAACAGTAGATTCCACAAAATGTGCCGAAGCTTGTGGCGAACTACCTTCGTTCAGGTATGAAATATGCTCTACGTTATTGATAATCGTGTTGCCGACGCGATGCCATCCATCACGCGCCTCGCCGGTGTCCACAGGAGTTGCTGTTTTAAGACGCGACACCAGCCGATCAATCTTGCGGTGGAGCAGCTTTGCCGTTGCCGCCTTGAACTCTTTTCGGATGTCGCCCCGCAGGGTTACCTTCACAGCAGCTCCAATTGGCGGGCACGTGATTTTGCCTCTTCAACGTCCAGCGGGGACTCCACGAGGCGTAGCCGCTGCAGCTCAGCCTCCTTGCTTGCGCGGAACACAGCGTCGCCACCGATGCGGCAGTGCAGCTGGTAGCCCAGAACATGCCAGATTTGGTCGATCGCGTCCTTGCGCGCCATACGCTTGCCCATCTCCGGGTCAAATGCGTTTGGATCGACCGGACCAGCGTTTCGTCCAATCACGACCCAACCACCGCGCAGAATCATGAAGCAAATGGTGGCCTTATCGAGGATGTCGTTTTCGAGGATGCCAGCTTGGGTGCAAGCTTGACTTCCTCGGACGTACTGCTCGAAAATAATCTCGGCTTCGACGTCTTCAGGGGTGACCTTGTGCATTAAAATCTCCAGTTAAAAAAGCCCCCTATACAACTCCGGAGAGCTATATAGGGGGCAAAGATTATTGAAGGAATGGCAGCGTGTCGCCGCCAGTAGCCTTCGCCAAGAAATGGTGCATTGCAGAACCCTTCAGGGTGTTTGCAGCGTTCCTCTGGCCATTGATGGCCTTCAAAGACGGGAACAGACGTTCGGCCTTTTCCTTGACCCCTTGCGCGGACAAAAGCAGGTATGTTCGTTGATCGTCACGCCAGCCGACCGGGCGGCGTTCAAAGTAATCAAACCACCCTTGCAGTTCCTTTAGCGGTATCTCCTCGCGGAGCTGGGTCACAGTTTTGCCGAGCAGAAAGGCGATCTCGTAGATCGCCATCTCCTCGTCAGTTAGGTGGACTTTCCCACGTTCATCACTTCGTCAGCAATGAGCTTCAGATCGTCCAAGAGGAAGGCGCGCATGTCGTCGCGCGTGACCTCTTCGAGGCCCTGCACACCAGCCCGAAGAATGGGCATCAGCTGGGCCAGTTGGTCTTCTTCATCCTTGATCAGCTTCAGGTCTTCCTGCAGCTTTTCCAGGGCGCCCAAGCTGAGGCATTTAATCTGGACAGTCAGGCTGTCATCCAGCTTCAGGGTTTTGGTCTTGGTGCGCGAGAGTGCAGCGATGATCGAGGTAGCTGCGTTGGGAGGGGTGCTCATTGTTGCCTTTCCGCCATGAGGCGTTGACGAAGATTGATGAGTTTCTGGATGGTCAATACGATTTCTTTGTTGACCTCATCGGAAAGCCCCGGCTCGCGCGAACGAGCCAGGGTTTTCGACAGTGAAAATTCCACTGCTTTGATCATTTGATCGTATGTGACCCCCAGCACGTATGACATCGTGAAGGGGGCGGCCATATTAGGCGTTCGGCGAGGTGAAGGCGCCGAAGAAGCGCGATTGCAGGGTCACAGTGATGGTCGCCTGGTTGGCGTCCGTCAGCTGCGGGTTGACCTGCAGGGCTTCCAGCTTGCCCAGGAAGAACCACTGCGAGTTCTCGATGGTGCCCAGGCCTGCGACGGCAGAGGCCAGCTTGGTGGGGCCAGAGCCAGTCGGCTCAGCGTTCAGCAGAGAGAAACGGAAGACTTGCACCTTGCCGTTGCCCAGCTTGCTGCCCAGGTTCGTGCCCGAAGCCCAGTCAGAAGGGATGTAGTTGACCGTCAGCTCCATGCTGGACGGATCAGCTTGACCCTGGATCTGCTGCGACGTGGCAGAGCCATAGTTGGGGACGTTGACAACGTTCGGGGGAGTGCCCAGGGGCGGGAACTCGCGCACGTTGGCGATGTCCAGGAAAGCGCCAGTGGCAGGGGTGCCACCTTGCGAGGCGATTTGGCTGGCGAACAGCGCAGAGAACTCGCTGTACGTGTCCAGATCGGCCAGCTGCGCCGCGGTTAAGTCGAGCGCAGGGGCAGCCACGGCCAGGCCGGAGAACATGCCAGCGCCGATAGAGGTGATGTGAGCCATTTTCAGGTTCCAAAGTACTTGAAGGAGATGGTGTACTCGTGTCGCTCCTTTGTGTTGTCGGAGCGCAGAGTACCGCGAGGCGCCAAGGTCGACCAGAAGAACTGTGTAGTCCCGATGGTCATGTTGACCAAGTAGCTGTCTAGTGTATCGGCAAATGAGAGGGCCGCAGACGGTCCTCGTCCTGCTTCGGTAATGATATCGACGATGACGATGCCAGAGATAGAGCGGAGGTTCACCCCAGTATCGCTAGGTATGAACGACAGCTCGCCATAAGGCATTGGTCGGTTGGTTGGCACGACGTCCCTGGGCCACACAGGTCGCCCCGCTGCAGCCATAATCGTGGAAAGCGCGTTGAATGCATTACTGTACTTCATTTGCTTCTGCCAGTACGATGAATCTGTACGACACAAGGGGCGTACCTAGGCGGTAGCGCTTGCCTGCAACAGATAGTTCAGTAAAATGCGCAAGCATCCTCTCTGTCTTGATGATCGCATAGCGCTTGACGGTACTGTCGCGAGCGTGCGACAGTTTCTCGTCCACGAGTACGACCTTGCAGCTGACCGTCTCCGGTACAGTGTCTGGCTGCTTGGTTGCCCAATCGAAGCCAGTTGCAGGTGACAGAGTAATGACGCCGGACTCCACGTAGTCACCCAGCGCCTTGAAGGCTTGCTCGACCGCGCGGCCGATGACCTTTTTCAATTTGCCCTCCACCACAGGGACTTGCCCTGAGTGGCCAGCAGCGGTGACAGATGGGCGTATGCGGTGGCTGACGAGGCGCTAGCCACACGAATGCCCTTCACCTCGATAGGGCCGACTTTCACCGATTCAACAGAGCCGCTGTTATCCAGTACGCCATCATTCTGCAGAAAATGATGGGCCAGCTCCATCTGTGCCGTCTTGACCCTCTGAGGGACACCGTCAAGGGTGATCAGATAGCCTGCGCGCGGGTCAAAGTATTGACCAGCGCGAGGCCAAGCCATCGCCTGACCAGGTTCTTTGATTGTGCCAATCCAGGTGTAAGTCTCAAGGACGCCTGCAGCGGTCACCAGTGCCTGTTCCTTCAGAGGATCAGCAGCTTCGTCCCAGGCCGCAACGTCCAGTCGGTCAGCGAAATAGGTATTCGCTTCGACCAGAGTAACGTAGGAGTTGGTTCCTGCTGCGAGTGCCATGATTACGCGTGGAAGATGGGCAGGATGCCCAGGGTCAGCGCGCTCTTGGCCTTGCGCTTCCAGACGCCTTTGGTCGGGGCAGCAACGGTGTCAGCCAGTTGCTTCCAGGCACCAGACGTGTCAGGGTCCCAAATCTGCTCGTAACCGCGCAGGCCCACGAATTCGTCGTCTTTGCCGAACCAGGTGTAGCCAGCAGGGTGCGCAACGTAGCCCCAACGGGTCCACATTTCTTTGATGCCGAAGCCGTGGTAAGCGGAGGGATCGCTGCCGAGTTCGACAGGGTCTTCCACGGCCAGGCTCTTGAAGGCGACAGCGCCCGGCAGCACAATGTAGGACAGCTTGGTGCCAGTGATGTCGGTGCCCGAGCCCAGGTTCAGCTTGGCGATTTCGGCACTGGTCAGACCCATGTTGGCGCGCGACTTGACCAGACGGAACTTGCCCTGGAAAATGGTTTCCAGATCCATGTTGCCATCCGCGACACGGTCGGCGTCCACCAGGTTGGCAGAGCGCAGGTCAGCCATCAGGGCGGGGTTGGCCACCAGATAGGCGTACTCAGGCTCGTAGTCCTTGAAGCCCATGCCGAAGGCCTTCAGGATGCCCTCAGCGCGGTGAGCGCCCTGGCTCGTAGCCGACTGGGCGCCGACTAGGTTGCCAGCGCCAAGATCCACGTAAAAACCGTGAGTCGCGCTCTCAGGGTCATTCGAGAAAGTTTGGCCGCCAGAGCCGCCAGTACCAGTGCCAGTGAGAGCCTCAGCGATGGCGACGCCACGCAGAACAGAAAGGATGGAGTTGTGCTCGTCTTGCGTGCGCAGCTCGGTCTGATCACGCGAAAACTGCGACAGGCCATCCTTCTGGGTCAGGACACGAGCCAGTTTCTTGACATCAGTACCGACCGCGCGGGTGGTCTTGATGTAGGTCAGCATTTCTTCGCTGCCGTACGTCTTGGTGCCAGCAGTGGCGTCCGTGACCGAGCCAACGTTGTAAATGCCAGTCAGGGGTTGCTCCCAGCGGAGCTGACCCACGAAAGTTTCAGTGGAGACATCAATGGTGGAATTTCCACTGACCATGCCAGTGCCCGTAAATTTGCGGGCATTGGTGTAGGCTTCTGCTTGCAGATCGCGCAGAGCAGCCTGGAGAACGCTGTTGCTTACGCCAGCGAGACCTTTGGAGGCGGCCATTTAGTTGTACCTTTTGAGGATGTCCTCGTTGGACGAGTCCAGGAGGGCTTTCGGGGCGTCAGAGGGTGGCTTTCCGCTGTGGGTGCCTGCGCCAGAAGACGACTTCGGCTTCAGCAGAAAGGAATGCTCCTCTGACTCGAGGGTTGACTTCACCAAGTCAGCAACCGGTTTGCCGTCTTTGCTGACCCACTCGCCTGCCTCGTTCTGTTGAACAGAGGAAAGGAACATCGCGCGGGCCATGTCGGCAGCAGTTGCAGTGCGAAATTGGAACGTAGAGAGTGCGGCAGACAGAGCTTTGTCACGGGAGAGTTCCACGTTACGCTGCTCCAGCTGCTCAATACGCTTGGCCAAATCGGCGGCCTTACCTTCGCCAGTCGTGCGGCCCTCTTCACGGGCCTTCAACAGGTCAAGGTCTTTCTCTCGCTTGGCTTCAGCGAGAGCCTTCTCGGCGTCGGTGGCTTTACGCACAGCAGTGTCGCGTGCGGTGTAAGCGTTATCGAGCTTCTCTTTGATGTCCTTGAGAGCGTCAGCAATTTTGACGTCAATTACGACCGCCACCTGCTTATCGATCTCAGCTTGAATTTCGGGTGTAATTTCCATGATCTAGAATGTCCTTCCACACAGTGGAAAAGGGATAATCCCCAAAAAGCAATGGGGGCCTTTAAAATCTGCCATTTGGCTGACCAACGTCAGGAAACAGAAAGACAGCAGCAGCTTTGAAGTCTGCCCTCCTTTATATTTTCCTCCCGCTGGTCGGGTTAATTCAACGGGCTCTCTTAATTGAATAATTCTGCTGTTTATTGAAAAATAGCCACTAAGCGCGATAGAGTACACAGAAATGTACTGGTGTTGTGCAGCAGGTTTAAGTTTCTGCTGCTTCTGGCCTTCCTTTGCGCTTAGCGGGCTGAAGTATCGCAATTAATTAAAGTTATCTGGTTGACGCCGCAGGCGGACACGAGGACCACCGTTTTCCACACAAAGCTTGTGCATTGCATCGAAATTAATGGCTAATCAACCTACGCCATACCAGCCAAGATTACTTTTGAAGCCGGGTGGCACCTTCTTCAAGATGTCCTCTTTGCGAAGGATATCTTCTTCTGTTAGCAGTCTGCCACCAACTCTGCTGCGCCCTGGCACAGGAATTAGGCCTGTTTCAATGGCCTCCGTAAGGTACTGTTGGTACAATTCCTCTGGTAAACCTCTGGCCCGCATCTCTGCAAGTGTTTGCAGCAGCGGATTGCTGGACAGCGTTTCTGCGTAAATATTACGCAACGCGTCACGCGTTCGGAGCATCTCAGATGCCGAGGTGAAGAAAGCATCATGGATCGTACTGGTGCTGACATTGTTGTCGCGTCCCCAGAGATGGAGCCGCTTTACAATT